ACCACCGACTTTCTAAATTGTGTAAAGTAACCACCGCTACTCAAATAGCAGAAAGTCAGAGGAAACATGACATACACCGACCTACCACTATTCAGGGCAACAGACCCCGAAACCTCACGCCAGATCAGCCCTATCAGAGTTGGCACCCACAGGGCTCTGCTCCTCGAGCAGTACTTTTACGCAACTCTTGGCTTGACCGATGAAGAGGCAGGCGCTCGAGCCGCGCTGGCTGGTCACGAAATAAAGGGCTACTGGAAGCGCTGCAGCGACTTGCGCACCATCGGACTAATCCAAGACTTAGGCATCCGTAGAGCGCTCCTGAGTGGCTCTCAGGGCATTGTGTGTGGCATCACCCAACAAGGTATGGACATGGTAAGGGGCTGGTCATGACCGACACCCAATTTATCTACAGTTTCATAATGGGATGGGTCTCATGCTGGCTATGGCTCAAGATGATGGCTAACAGACCATGATTCCCACATGGGGCTATATCGCCCTAAGGTCTAAAGATAAGAAAACCATGGTGCAGGTCTTTACAGACTTGTCCACAGGCCTGATTGTTTATACCCAAGTCTGCACACGTGCACAGTCTTGGCATTCATGGGGGCCGCCAACAGAAGTAGAGAGAGTTGATTAAGAAACTCATGGCACTAACGCTTATCCTCGCCCTATCCACACCAGCCCACGCAAGTGCAGCTGCTGACCCTCACGCCAAATACAAGGCTGTTCTGCCTGACGCTTATTACGATCAGTTAGCCCGGTGCGAAACTGGTGGCAATTGGTCACACAGCACAAAGTCCTACACAGGTGGCCTAGGTATTCACCGGCAGACTTTCCGCACCTGGTCAAATTACAACTCAGCCAAAGGCTTAACAGCCAAGCAACAAGTCAAGGTTGCCGATGCCATAGCGTTTAAGTCGCATATCGAGCGCTCAGGGCGTAAGGTGTGGCGCGTTGGGCCTTGGGGCTGGGGCTGTCTTAAAGGGCAAAAACACCTACAAGCTTTCATCTGTCAATCCCGTCACAAGGATGTGCAAAGATGGAAACGCAACTGCAAATAACAAAGGAAAAACAATGGAAACATCACTCGGCGAACTCATCGCCAAACTAACTAACCTCAGCCACAACCTGGCACTCGAATTGCGCTTTAAAGATTCAAGCCTTGTGCTAGAAGCCGTGGGGGCGCTTCATGCCATTCCAACACTGGCTGAAAAGGTGCGCGACTCTTGGCACCCATCACTGCATGATTCAGGCCCATCTAAAGGCTTTAACTATTTCAGCACAGTTAAGTTGGCTGACGATGAGTGAGTACACCCACAACGATGACATGGCAGATTTGCTGCACGAAAAAGACGTTGAGATTAGAGACCTTAAAAAGCAGGTGTCTAAGTTGCTTATGCACCTTGAGTATGTGCGCGCAGAAATTAGCCGTTTAGAAACAGAGCATTACCGTGGCCTTTAACCTTGACGATTACGAACCAGTAGCTAGCCGTTTAGACCGATTCTTAAAAGCACACCCAGATGCCAGGGTAATTACTGATTTAGTGCACTACCTAGCAGATGTGGCCGTGTTCAAATGCGAGCTGTGGCTGAATGACGAAATTATTGCTACTGGTTGGGCTGAAGAAATCCGTGGCCAAGGCAACGTCAACAAAACCAGCCACCTAGAAAACTGTGAAACAGGCGCGGTAGGTCGAGCACTTGCTAATGCCGGACTATCGGGCAGTGACTTCACTAAGCGCCCAAGCCGTGAGGAAATGGGCAAAGTGCAGCGCATGACAGAATCAGGCAATGGCACTATTACTGAGCCTTCTAACCTTGCCAGCGATAAGCAACTAAACATGATCAGGGCCGTGTGCAAATCCATGGGCCGTACAGTGCCTAGCGGAATACAGGGCTGGACAAAAAGAGAAGCTTCGCAATTCATTGACACCCTTAAAAGCGGTGAACAGCCAGAGCCACAATACGACACACCAGAGGAGCCGTTCTAATGCTTGACCTATTTACGATGGTTGTAATGCTCATAGCAGTCTTTACTTGTGGCTACATGCTGGGGCAAAAGTAATGGGTGGCAGGGGAAGCGGAAGGCCACGCAGCACGGCATGCAAATGTGGATTGCCATACAGTTATGTCGATAGCGCTGGGCAACGCAGATGTAGAACTTGTGAAAGAAAGAGACGTGGTTATCAAGGCAAAACAAAAAACAGCGTAACAATTACACAAATGGTAAGGCAATACAAAATAGCCTTAAAACATTGCGTTATTTGCATGATTGAGATAAACGAAAAGAACTTTATGATGTTTGCTCTTGATCATCGTGACCCGGCACAAAAACTGTTTAATCTAAGCCAGGCTCGCGGTTATCCAGCAGCCTTAGTGCTTGCTGAGTGTCGAAAGTGTGAACTGATGTGCCATAACTGCCATCATCTTAAAACACATGAAAGCGGTGATCATAAAGTCCGCAGAGATGAGCCAGTGCAGCAAGATGAGTATTTGCCGTTGTTGGAGCTGATGTATGCAACCGATTAGTGAAGCGTCATTCCTGCAACAAGTCAAAGCCCTTGCCTACATTCATGGCTGGGATTGCCACCACGCAAGCCCGACACAGACCGCTAAAGGCCGTTGGCTTACCAGTGGCGCTGTGGGATTTCCCGACCTCGTCTTGTGTCATAAAGTCAAGGGATTAATTTTCGCCGAGCTCAAGAGCGCCAAGGGCCGTACTTCACCGGCACAAGAACACTGGCTTGAGATACTCAACCCACACGCTGAGTGCTACATCTGGCGACCCGACCAACTGCAAGAGATTGAGCACAGGTTGGCCTCATGCTAATTGTGGCTTGGTACTTACTGCTATTGTCCGTTGGCATTGCCATACTTCAAGGCATACGGAAATGAGTAACTGGTACTGTGCGGGACAGATTCTTGGGAAACCTTGAAAGTACAGCTAAGTAAACGCGGATTGGTAATCAATTAAGCAGTGGGCCTTGACCGCCCACAAGCCAGTACAACTGAATACGACCATGGCCTCGTACGGGATTGAACTGTGCAGGAATTAACACCTGGGGACAGGGGTAGTGCAATGCGCCCCAATACTTGAGATGACTTACGTGAATGGCAGTGGGGGTAAGCCATTGTTCAGCGTCTAAACGTCATAAATACGAATGGTGTCCACTTCAACCCTGTGTCCGGCAACCTTGACCTACTTGGTCAGAACTGTGGGGAACACAAACCCCACGCTCGATGTCGCACCGAAAGCAACCGCAGCGAAGCAAGGGCGCTAGTAGCATCACACACATGGCAGGCAACAGGAAACAAACCCAGCAGTACCGAACAAACAGAGCAGCAATACTCGATGGCAACCCAGACTGCTACTGGGGCTGTGGCAACAAAGCCACACAAGCAGACCACCTCATAGAGCACGACGCAGGCGGAGACGACTCAACAGCCAACCTCGTACCCTCATGCAGAACATGCAACAGCAAGCGCGGAGCAATCTATGTGAACAACAAAACCGCACAACGCCAAGCAACACGAAACGCCGCATTAAACGCCCCCCCAAAACAAAACCAAAATACGACTTTTTTGACAGGAACGCCCACCCCGAGCAAGCCTTTAGGCAAGATAACGCCAAGTCGGGCTGAACTGGCGGGAACTGGCGAGGACTGCACGGAACTGTCGGGAGTCGGTAGGACTTTGCCCAGATTGGAAACTGTGGTGACGGGTCTTTCTGTGTACGCACCTTTGGTGGTTGAGTTTGCGCGTAAGTACATGCAGGTTGAGCTGATGGATTGGCAGGTGCATGCCGCTATGGGATTACTTGAGTCTGACGAGTCTGGTGATCTAGTTAATCGTTCCGGTCTAATCACAGTTGCTAGACAAAACGGCAAGACTGTTTTAGGGCAGGCCATTGTGGGCACCTGGCTAACCAGCATTGCTGCACTACGTGGCAAACCCCAAACTGTTATCTCAAGCGCGCATGAGTTACCGCTGGCTAACTTGCAGTACCAATTTTTGGCCCCAATTCTTGAGCAGTATTTTGACGCTAAACCCAAGTGGGGTTATGGCCGTATGGAATTGGCTATGCCAGACGGGTCGCGCTGGTTTATCAAGGCTGCAACGCCATCAGCTGGAATGGGCCTTTCTGCAGACCTGATCTGGGTTGATGAAATCTACGCAGTAGATGATGCGGTCATGGCTCATTCTTTGCGCCCAACTATGAAGGCTCGCAACACGCGCACCGCTGGTGGCTCTCCGATTATGGTTATGACTTCTA